CCAATCCACAGGGCTGCCGGGTTCGGCAACAGGAACAGCACGGATGCTGAAAACTTTGTCAGGGATAATCGAGCAAATGCGCGGCGGGAGCGATCGACGCCCCGACGCCTCTGGACGCTCGCCCCGGCAGCCCTTCTTTCAACGGTTGCGGGCCAAGTATGACGCCGCAAATACGACGTTCGACAATTACAAACACTGGTCACGGGCCGATGGGCTTTCCGCCGCTTCCGCGAATAGCCCCGATGTGCGGCGAACGCTTCGCAATCGCTCGCGTTATGAGGTCGCCAATAACAGCTACGCTCGCGGCATCACGCTAACACTCGCCAATGATGTCGTCGGAACCGGCCCGCGTTTGCAGATGCTGACCAGCGACGATGGTGCGAATCATTTTGTGGAAGCAGAGTTCCTGGGTTGGTGCGATTCGATCGGACTTGCTGAAAAGTTGCGAACGATGCGACTCGCTCGCGTTGCCGACGGAGAGGCGTTTGGTTTGCTGACCAGCAATGAACAAATCGACGCGGCAGTTAAGCTGGACGTGCGTTTGATCGAAGCTGACCAAGTCGCGACGCCAACCTTGGTGCCCGATACACGCCGATACCTTGACGGCATCCAATTCGACGACGACGGCAACCCCGTCGCGTATGACATCCTTCGTCAACATCCAGGCGATGGCATGTTCTTGGTAGACGAGGAATTCGACACAGTGCCGGCCAGCGACGTGCTGCATTACTTCCGCTGCGATCGGCCAGGCCAGATTCGAGGCATTCCTGACATCACGCCGGCTTTGCCACTGTTCGCACAGCTCCGCCGGTTCACCCTCGCCGTACTCGCCGCCGCCGAAACCGCTGCTGAATTCGCCGGCATCCTGTACACCGACGCGCCGGCCAATGGCGAAGCCGACTCGGCCGAGCCATTCGAGCCCATCGAACTCGAAAAGCGAATGCTTCTCACCATGCCTGGCGGTTGGAAGATGGCTCAGATGAAATCGGAGCAACCCTCGACCACTTACGCCGAGTTCAAGAAAGAGATCCTCAACGAAATCGCTCGTTGTTTGAACATGCCGTTTAACGTGGCTGCAGGGAATTCATCGGGCTACAACTATGCCAGCGGTCGGCTCGATCACCAAACCTACTTCAAATCAATCCGTGTCGAGCAGACGCAACTCGCTCGCGTTGTACTCGATCGCATTCTCAAAGCGTGGCTCCGCGAAGCCATCCTCATCGAGGGCTATCTGCCCAATTCGCTTCGCACGCTCGATTCAACTTTCGAGCACCAATGGTTCTGGGACGGACATGAACACGTCGACCCGGCCAAGGAAGCCAACGCCCAAAAAATCCGTCTCGCCAGTCATACGACAACTCTGGCCATCGAATTCGCGCGGCAGGGGCGTGACTGGGAGACGGAACTTAAACAACGTGCGAAGGAACTCGCATTGATGCGTGACCTCGGTCTGACGATCGAGTCCGACGATTCTGATTCACCACCCGAAACCGAGGTCACGGAAGACGATGCCGAAGACGCAACCAAAACCAATTGAAGCCGAAGCCGAATCGGTGCCCAGTTCACTTCGTATCGTTTGCGATGACGCAGCGACGATCACGCTGGCCGCCGCCGAAACGCCGGCCGAAGGCAAACCGTCGCTTCGCAAGTTCAACATGACCGCTTATACGGGTGGCGCGATGCGGCTGGGCGGTTGGCCTTATCCCGTCGTCGTTGATCTGGCTGGCATGCGAGTGACTCGCAAGTCCCGCCCGATCTTGAAAGACCACGATCGCGGATCGATCGTGGGTCATACCGACGACATCACGATCACCGACAAGTCACTGCAGGTCGCTGGCGTGATCAGTGGCGTTGGAGTCACGGCCCAGGAAGTGATCGCAACCAGCGAAAACGGGTTTCCTTGGCAAGCATCGCTCGGCGCGAGCGCCGACAAAGTGGTGTTCATTCCCGAAGGCAAGACCGCTCAAGCCAACGGACGTGAGCATCAAGGACCCGTCTACATCGCCCGCAAATCCACCCTCGGCGAAGTTTCGTTCGTCGCCCTGGGAGCCGACGACAACACCGAAGCCCGTGTCGCCGCCGGACTGGCCGAGAACGATGAACCGGAAGATCCCGACACGGATGCCGAAACCACGGATGACCTCGAACCCGTCAACGCAAGTTTGAACATGAGCACGAAGCCCAAGACCGAAACGAAACCCGCCGCCAAGGAAACCCAATCGCCGGTCAACGACATGCGTGCCCAAGCCGCCGCCGAATCCCGTCGCATTGCCGGCATTCGCAAGCTCTGTGCGGGCGGTCACTGCGACATCGAAGCCGATGCGATCGAGCAAGGCTGGTCCCTCACCAAAACGGAACTCGCTGTGTTGCGAAGCGAACGCCCCAAGGCTCCCGATCAAACTCAAAACTCGCCACGCTACTCCCGCGAAGTCCTCGAAGCCGCCGCATGTCTCTCGGTTGGCATCGAAGAGAAGGTCTTGCTGGCCGGCTACGGTGAAAAGACGCTCAACGCCGCCGACCCGCTGCGTCACATCGGTTTGCGTGAACTCGTTGCCGAGTGTGCCCGCATGGAAGGCATCGACGTGCCCCGAGTCTTCGGTGACGGAACCGCGACGATCCGCGCCGGTTTCTCTTCCATGAGCTTGCCCAGCATCATGGAAAACGTCATGAACAAGACGTTGCTGGCGGCCTATCAAAACACGCCAATCGCGGCCTTCGATTTGTGTAGCGTCGGCACCGTCACAGACTTCAAGGAAGTGGCCCGCTATCGATTGCTTGGAACGGGCGGTTTTGAGCAAGTTGCTCCCGACGGTGAATTGAAGCATGGAAAACTATCGGACCAAAAATACAGCAACAAGGCCGACACCTACGGTCAGATCCTCACGCTGACTCGGCACGACATCATCAATGATGATCTGTCGGCCTTCATGGATATCCCGCGGCAGATGGGGCGATCCGGCGCCGAGTCCATTGACGATCTGTTCTTCACGTTGCTGCTCAAAAACAGTGGTTTCTTCTCCTCCGGCAACGCTAACCTGCTTCAAGGTGCCGACACCAAGTTCGGTCCCGACAGCCTGACCGTCGCCAAGACCACCTTCCGCAAACAGAAAGCTGGACCGGGCGGCAAGCCCAAGGACCAGAAGCCGATCAACATCCGGCCCGAATTCTTGGTCGTGCCGGTTGAATTGGAAACCGAAGCTGAGCTTCTGATGGGATCGTCTCAGTTGATGATCGACGCCCAGGGATCACCGACCAAGATCCCGGTCGATAACCCACACCGAAATAAGTACCGGATCATTTCGACGCCGCACCTGTCGGATAGCTACTACACGGGTGCAAGTGGCACCGCGTGGTACCTGTTCGCCAACCCGAGCGTCCTTCCCGCGTTCGAGATCGTGTTCCTCAACGGCCGCCGCACCCCAATCATCGAACGAGTTGAAATGCCGCCGAACACGCTCGGCATGGGATTCCGCTCTTACATCGACTTCGGTGTGAATAGCCAAGACCACCGCGCGGCGGTCAAGGTCACCGGCGAAGCGTAATCCGGCTCTCACTTTCTCGCTCAAGTCTCCAACCTCAGGTCTCGTAATTTATGTCTGCAGCAGAGTTTGTTCATGACGGATCGGCGATCGATCACACGCCCGTCGCTGATTTGGCATCGGGCGAGATCGTGGTGCAAGGCGATCTCGTCGGTATCACCAAACGTGCTATCAAAGCCGACACGCTCGGATCGATCGCCGTCGAAGGTGTGTTTGACGTGCCCAAAGATCCCGTCGGTGCGATTGCGTTTACCGTCGGTCAAAAGGTCTATGTCGACGGAAGCAACGAGCCTCAGACGACTGCGACCGGTAACAAGCTGCTCGGTAAAGCGGTGCTCCCGGCGGCTGCGGAGGCTGATAGTGTGCGTGTGCGATTGAGCCAATAACGAAAGAAAGTTGACTCGCAATGCCCGCAATCTTCCTGCACGACGGGTCGACCCTTGATTTCATTCCCATTGCCGACGTTCCGGCCGGTTCGATCGTCGTGCTCGGAGAGCTGGTGGGAATCAGCAAGTTTTCTGTTGCTGCCGGTCAGGCCGGTGGTCTCTCTGTGCGTGGTGTCTTTGATGTGCTGAAAGACCCTTCGACCAACATCGACGTTGGCACCCGGCTTTATTGGTCCACGGTCAGCTGGCATGTGGTCAAGACAAGCGGCGGACACCCGCTGCTTGGCAAAGCGATCCGGCCCGCGCTGCCGGGCAGCTCCTTTGTTCGCGTCCTGCTGACGCAGTAAATCCCGTTCATCTTGAAGAGGTAAACCACGTGAAAGGATTCCTGCGTGCATTCGCTGCTGCTGGTCTGCTCCTGTTGACGACAGGATGTTTGCCGGATCGGCCGGTACAAGTCAGGCCGCTGGCTGCACCGCCACCGGAGCAGCCGATCGCAAATCTGCCGCCCCAACTCCATCAACGCAATTGGACGGGCCGACTCAACCAAGGCAGCTGCGTCCACGCATCGCTGGTCAATCACCTTCGCTGGCTCAACGAATTTGAACTCGGCGAACGCTGGCGGACGACCTACAGCGATGGTGAATGGGACTCGCGGTTGCGAAGCCGGCTTGATGCCGCGGGCATCGATTACAGCTACACAGTCAAGGCCGACCCACGGTTTCTGGACTGGGCCACATCAACACGTCGCGGCGCAATCCTGTGGTGGAAGCCAGCACACTGCTGCACGTTCCTCGGCTGGGTCGAGCGGGACGGCAAGCCGTACGCCGCGATCCTCGACAACAACTATCCCGGCCGGTTTGAGCTCACACCACGTGAACAGTTCGTTCGCCTGTGGGCCGGCTACGGCGGATTCGCCCTGACGGTGATGCACGATCCCGCCAGTTCCCTGCCCTATCGAAGTTATGAGGTGATTGAATGAAAGAAAGTATTCGGATTCGTCTGAGTGTCGGTCTGATTGTGGTCGCGGTCGTCCACGCAGTCTTGCTCGGAGCCGTGTTCACAGCGCTGCATCAAACGCACCCTCCTTGCGCGGAGGACTGTTGGCAACTGCCACCGGCGAAACCAGTCACGCAGGTGGGCCGGCAAGTCGAACGGTTGACCGAACCGGCGACAGTTAACTTAGAAGCGCAAGGCGAACTCAAGCAGCAATCAGGTTACTGCCCGCCCTGTCCACCGAACGCACGCCCGGTCGTCCGGCCTTACCGCGTGGTTCCAACAACGCCTACCATTCCAGCCACGCCATCGGTTCCTCCGCCAAGCGTTCCAGCAACAACCGTCCCCGCGCCCATCATCGTCACGCCGACATCAACCGGCAAAGTGCCCGCGGCGACACCCGAGTCCGCGAAGAAACGATATCAAATCGCACTGTTCGTCGGCAACGACGCCAAGAGTAGTCAACTTGTCGACTGGTTCGACACGGATCCAGACCTCGCGAAACTGAAAGCGAAATGTGCGTTTCAGGTCTACACGGAAACGAACGCGATTTATCGGACTCGCTTTGCCGACATCGTGCCAGCAAGCCAATTTCCGGTGGTGCTTTTCCAAGATGCCAGTGGCGGACATGTTCATGCGGCCGGGCACACGATGCTTCCCTCGACAGCTGATGAACTCTACGACGACCTTCACCACGGATTCGAACTCTACCAACAAACGAGACAGGCTCAACGAGCTGGTGCGTTGAAGTCGCGTGGGTATTCCTGGGATGCAGCGATCTCACCAACAATGCAGCTCTCTGCCGAAGATTGCCCCGACGGCTACTGCCCAATTGAACCGGCCGACACCACGTGGCGGCCGTTCGACCGGGATCGTGATGGCGAACGTGATCGACTCTTCGACCGAGCCTCTGGCGGACGCAACGCCCTGATCTGGGCGGGGGCCGGCGAAATGGCCACGCTCGCATTGATCTTCGTTGCCGTCCTTCTACTCGGATTCATTCTCATCAAACGAGGTCTCTAGAAAACCCCATGATTCTTGGAATTGCCACCATTGTCGTCTTGGTTCTCGTCGCTGTCGCCATCTTGCCGGCACGGAAACGGGACCGTGACGGATCGACCCCGAATTTCGTTCCATCCTTCTCGCGATCGGCGAATTTTCGACAACAACAACTCAGCGAAGAAGCTGAGGCGATCGCCGACGAATATCAACGTCGAGCTGACGAAGCCTGGCGAGAAGAGCTTGGCGAAAAGGCCGCAGCCCTCCTACAGGCCCGGCACCCCACCACGCCGAAGCCTCGCAAAGCGTGAGCGACATGTTGCAACGCGGGCAGTCTTGGCTCTCCGCCAAGCTGACCCAGTTCGCGTCGCGTCCGGTTATCTACCAACGCGATGAACTCTCCGTGGAATTGCCGGCAACCATCGGCAAGTCCGAGTACGAGCAGGATGACGGCGAAGGCATCATCACCCGCGCCCAAGTCCGCGATTTTCTGATCAACACGAAGGATCTGCTGCAGTCATCGATCGGCACGTGGCCCCGCCGTGGCGATCGCATCCTTGAAATCGACGGCGACACCACGTTCGTGTACGAGCTGATGTCGATCGGCAACGAGCCCCCGTGGCGATACAGCGATCCGTTTCGAGTCAAACTCCGCATCCATACCAAACTGGTCGAAACGATGGATCAACTGTGAACAACACCCAAGCATTCGGCCGCAGAGCAAACCGCTAGAATAGCGGCGGCACCAAGGGTTTAATTCACACTGTCAAAAGTCGATGCGAAATGAAACTTAGAACGATTGCCGATGTCACTGAGCGTGTTCAACTGATTGAACGCGATAATCATAAAACACTCGGTGAGTGGTCTGCCGCTCAAAATTTCTATCATTTGGCTGCCGCGTTCGAAGCAACTATCGAACAGCGTCCAGCGGGATCGCCGGAAGTCGTTTCCAAGGTTTCCAGACCAATCCGTTGGTTGATCACTCGAGTCTGGTTCCCTCCGTTTATCTCGATCCCGGAAACAGTTCGAGCTAGACTTGAGCCGCCCACAGACGCGGATTTTGAAACCCAAAAACATCGATTGCTAAAAAGTATCGATCGTTTTCGGGATTTTGATGGCGAGCATCCTCCTCATCCAGTGTTGGGACCACTCACCCGAAATGAATGGATTGGGTTTCACCTCCGACACAGCCAGCGCCACTTGTCGTTCATCGCAGTGAAGTCAATCTAGCAATTCAGGAATTCATCTCTTCAATCTCTAAAAATGGATTTTTAGACAACATGCCTTCCAGCACACCTGCCACCGTCATTCAAATCGCCGACAGCGTGGTCGCGGAAATCAACGCCGGTGACTTCAGCAAGAAAAACCTTGCCGCCCAGCGATTGTACGTTCCTAACTTCGACCTCGAAGACATGAAGGAGTTACGGGTCACCATCGTGCCTCGTGAGGTCGAATACCTGCCGCTCGACCGCGTCAGCAACAAGTACCATGCCACGATCGACGTCGCTATCCAGAAGAAGTTTTCCAAAGGCACGCCTACCGAAATCGATCCGCTTGTGCGATTCGTTGAGGAACTGGCCGACTACTTCCGGCTGAAACGCCTGAACTCCTTTGTCGCCGCTCGCTGCATCAAGGTTGAGAACGCGGTGCTGTACTCCACTGAGCACTGGACGCAGTTCAATCAGTTCACGAGCTTGCTGACGTTGACGTTCGAACTCGCGAAGTGATCCAAATTCGGACACGAGTTCGTTTTGATGAAGGGCGACTTAAGAAGAAGGTTCAGGCAGCTAATTTCCGTTCGCTTGGTCATGCCGCCGCGACGATTCGACTAACCGCCAAGCGGTCGATCCGAAAACGCAAGAAGCCATCCAGTCCCGGTTCGCCCCCCAGCACCCAAACCGGAATGCTACGTCGCGTCCTGCGGTACGAGGTGAACCGGGACCGCGAAGAGGCGGTGATCGGCCCGGTCAATGAAATCGCCGGTCGACTGTGGAACCTGCACGAGTTCGGGGGCGTTGTCACCAAGCGACGCAAACTGAAGCGTCGCCGTTTTCGGGTTGGCCAGCACGGTCCGATCCGCTTAACAGCGCCCGGCAAGTTTGTTCGCACACTTCTGCAAACCGCCGCCCAGGCCAATCGTGCCACACGGTTGGTCGAGGAAGAAAACGAACGTCGCGGTGCGAGCAAGCCGCGACGTTATCCCAAACGTCCGTTCATGAAACCCGCCCTGCAAGCCAACCAATCACGTCTCCCCAAGTTCTGGCGTGATTCCGTCAAGTAACCTCGAGGATGGAACCCAAACCTTATGTCCGCTGAAGTAGTCCTCGGTCTCGATGCCGTTCTTTCCATCGACGGCGCCGAGATCAAAAACGTCAAAGACCTGACGGTGTCTCTCGAAAAAGCCGAAGCGGACGCGAGCACTCGCGACAACAACGGCTGGCGGGCCACCGTTGGAACGCTCAAAGACGCCTCGATCGAGTTCACGGTTCTCAACAAATCTGGTGACACTTCTTTCAGCATGTTGCAGGGCTTGTGGAGCACCGGAACGCCATGCGATGTCGACATCAGTGACGCCGGCGGCTCCTTGGTACTGACCTGTGAAGTGATGAACTTCAACGTCAACCAGAACCTCGAAGAGGTCGTCTCGGCCGACGTCACTCTGAAGCCAACTCAGTCGGCTAGCGGCGCCGGTGTCAACGTTCCTGTCGCTAGCGGAGTCTAAGAATCGCCATCGATTCTCCCCTCTTCCTCGCAGCTCATTACTCATAGCTTCCCATGCAAAAGTTCATCGACCGCCGCGGACGTGTTTGGATCGTCGATATCGACAACACCACACTCCGCCGCGTCAAAGCACTCACCGATGTGCGTCTCCTGGACGCCATCGACGGCGACCTCATCTCGCAGTTATCCAGCGATCCGTTGATTCTTGGCGATGTTCTGTTTGCAATTTGCAAACCGCAAGCCGATCAACAGGACGTCGGTGACGAATCGTTCGCCGAAGGCTTGGCTGGTGATTCGATCGACGAAGCATGCAAAGCGTTGGTCGATGCTTTGGTGGCGTATTTCCCGGAGTCCCGCCGCCGTCTTCTGCGGAAGGCGGCCGACAAGCAGAAGATGATCGAAACGCGGGGACTGGAAGCGATCGAGAAACGGCTGGACGATCCGAATCTGGTGGACCGGATAGTGGGAGACATCGAGCGGAAGCTCGCGGTGCCGACATCGAGCGTCTCATCATCCGACTCGCCGGCATCATCGGCGTCGACCCCGGACCACTAACACTCCGGCAACTCGTGCAAATGGCCGAGGCCAAACGCCAGCACGACTGGCACATCGCATCGAGCGTGATGGCACTCACGGCGGAAATCAACCGCGACCGGAAACGACGCCGCAAACCCTTCAAACCCGATGACTTCAATCCCTACACGGCAACGAAGTCCGTGCCGGTGAAAGTGTCGGTTGAACAGGTCGCCAGCTTGTTAGGCACCAAGTTCTTTCCTTCTAGCAACTCGCCTCTCGCAACTAGCCACTTTCCATGTCCCAAGTCCGAGCCGGAGCCGCGTATGTCGAATTGCTGACGAAGGATACAGCTTTCGTCAAAGGTCTGCGATCGGCGCAGAAGCGGCTCGAATCGTTTGGTGCTTCGACCCGGTTGCTCGGCACCAAACTCATTGGACTCGGTGCGGCGGCAGCGACCCCTCTGGCCGGCAGTGTCGCCATCTTCTCCAATTTCGACGACGCCATGCGTGGCGTCGCGGCGATCACTCAGGCGACCGGGCCACAACTCGAATCTCTTCGTAATACCGCGAAGAAACTCGGGGCAACCACCAGCTACTCCGCCAGCGAGGTGGCGTCGCTGATGACGGAACTCGGTCGCGCCGGTTTCAAACCCGAGCAGATTGAACGAATGACCGCCGCCGTGATGAACATGGCCCGCGCTACGGGCACCGACGCCACACAAGCGTCCGGCATCATGGCGGCGACGATCCGCCAGTTCGGCATGGAAGCCGGCGAGGCCACCCGAGTCGCTGATGGTCTGACCGCCGCAGCCAATAAATCGTTCAACACCGTCGAGTCACTCGGCGAGGCGTTGTCGTACGCCGGCCCCGTTGCCGCCGATGCCAACATGAGCCTCGAAGAGACGCTCGCGATCCTCGGTACGCTCGGCAACATGGGCATCCAGGGTTCGTCGGCTGGTAACGCGATGCGGCGGTTGCTCACGATCAGCGCCGCGGAATCCGAAAAATTTCAATCGGTCTTCGGAGTCGCAACCAAAGATGTTCGTGGCAACGCCCGGTCACTGGTCGACATCCTCGGCGAAGTCGCCGCGGCTACCGAGAACATGGGCACGGCCGACAAGGCTGAGAAGCTGAATGAGGTATTCGGCCTATTAGGCATCACGGCAGCCAGTTCGATCGGCAAGTCCGTTGCTGACACTCGGGACCTCCACAAGGAACTGCAAAAGGCCGGCGGAATCGCCGCCAAAACGTCAGAGGAAATGGAATCCGGGCTGGGCGGGGCATTCCGCATCTTAAAATCGTCGATCGAAGGCGTCGCCATTGCGATCGGCGAATCGCTCGAAGGCAGCGTCACCACGATGGTCGCAGCTTTCAGTCGCGCGGCGTCGGGCGTGATCGAGTGGATCAACAAGAATCAAAAAATCGTCAAGATCGCGGCGGCCAGTGCCATCGCGATTTTTTCCATTGGTGCTGCCTTATTTGCACTCGGTTCCTTTGCCGCGCTTGCCTCGTTCGCTGTTGGCGGGCTAGCGACCATCTTTTCGTTTATTGGGGCAAGCATCGGCGTCATCGTCGGTGCGGTGGGCATGTTGTTCACGCCGCTGGGGTTGGTGGTTGCTGCGGTTGCTGCCCTGGGCGGTTACTTTCTTTATTCGACCGGTATTGCTGGCCAAGCGATCGGGTACCTCGGGCAAGTGTTTCAGGTTCTCAAGGCTGAAACATTGGCCGCGTTCGGAGCGATCGCCAACGCTCTGGCCGCCGGTGACATCACTGCCGCGACTGATGTGCTGTGGTCCTACCTGAAACTGCAGTGGATTAAGGGAACGACGTTTCTCCAAGCCAAATGGGCCGAATTCACTCAGTACATCTCCGATGTCTGGGCGGATTCGGCCTATGCCATTGGCGATGTGCTGATCGGTGCGCTATCCGGCCTCGCCGGCGTCTGGAACAGCACGCTTGTTTTCATGGCCGATGGATGGACGATCCTGACCTCCGCCGTGCAGAAAGGCTGGAACCACACGATTGGCTTCCTCAAGAAGGGATTTCTGAAACTCTACGAACTCGTTGACATCGCTGGTGACGTCTCCGTGCAGATCGGCGGTGTGCTGATCAATGCATTGGCTGGCGTTGAGAAGGCGTGGGTCGAGACCGTCGATTACTTGGCCGATACTTGGACCGTGTTCGTCGGCCAAGTGAAATCGATGTGGAATTCAACGGTCGGATTCCTGAAGAAGGCGTGGATCAAACTCAAAGGCCTATTCGATGACGACATCAACGTCGATGTCGAAATGGCGAAGATCGACGCCGACACACGTGCTGCGGATGCGGCCGAAGAACAGCAACGCCAACAAGCGATCATCCAGCGCCAACAACGTCGAGCCCAACGCAAGCAGCAGATCGAAGCCAACCGTGTCGAGATGCAAAGGGGCATCGCTGACCAACTTGCCGTCCGCAAGAAAGCTCGCGAAGGCCACGACATTGACGCCGACATGCGAGCGATCGATGCGGAGACCGATGCTCAGAACGCGACGGTTGACCAGTCGAAGGAGCAACAATTCCGCGAAAACGATGCCGCCCAGGCAAACCGTGAACGCATCATCGACGAAACCACAACCGGCGTCCAAAGCACACTCGCCCAAAGGCGAGCCGAAGCAAAAGCCGCACGCGAAGCAAACCGACCCGAGGGGATTGAAGAACGCCAGCAACAACGCGATGACGAAATCGCCGCTGCCCAGGCCGAGTTTGACGCCGCGGTCGATCGAGCCAACAACGCGACTGCCCCATCGGACGCTGAGCCGAAACCAGAAGAAGCAGTTCCGCCGCAAAAGCCGGCAACTCCGCCGAAGATGCCTGAGCCGGGCGAAGTGGACATCCCGAAGGTGGATGTCCCACCCGTCGATCTGCCCGGAATTGACGATCCCGAACTGCAGCCGCCCAACGCCAAAGACCTGCGTCTGGATCTCAACCCGAATGCCCAGGCGGCAATGGATCAATTCGCCAACGGTCCCGCATCGGAACAGGATCGCACCGAAGTCTCCGGCGATTTCGATTCGCGAGGGCTGGGCCTGGGGAGCGGAGCATCGAAGATCCCGCAGCAGGATCCTCAGCCGATCGAAAAACTCGAACCGATCCCGCTGCCTGAAAACGAGGTCGTTGAGGAGATCGTTGCTCCACAGTTGATGCTCGAACCTGTCGAACCGGAGCCAATCAACGACATCGACGCGCCCCAGGTTGAAGCGATCGAGGCAATCGAAGAAGTCACCGAATCACCCACGCTGGATGTTGCCGCGATCACCGAAGCCTTCGCCATGGTCGGCCGATCGCTTGTCGCTTTCGACGCCGCACTGTCCGGAACGACCACCCAACTGCAATTGCCCAACTCCGCTTCTGGTGAATTCACCGAAGACATGAAGCGAGCCATCATCCAAACGGCCGAGAACACGCGGCGTCTTGTCGAGCGATCACGGTCGGGAGGCTTGGTGTTTAGTTGATGAGCTTTTCAGCCGGAGGATACAACTTCGACACCGCAGCTTTGTCCGATAAAGCAACCCGCGGAAAATCACACTCAGACTTCACCGCATTCGTCGCGACGAATGGTGGTCAAGCTGATCCCGCGGCCGCCGCCGACTCTGCGCACTCCTACTATGAGAGTCACTATCCCGATCTGACCCCGTTCCTACAAATTGACGCGGAGTTCATCAACGCCAATCACGTTCTTGTCAGTGTCACACTCAATCAAACGATACTGGACCCCGTTTCGTTCAGTACGTCTGGGGCGACGACGCACCTGAATCAGTCGCTACAAACGCGAGGCATCTACGCCGCGCCCGGTGCGGTTGCTCCGGTCTACGATGGGGCCATCGGTGTCAGCGATTCCGGTGTGGCTGGTGTCGATGTGACTACTCCCGCTTTTGAATTCTCCGTACGCAAAAAATTCAAATTCGTTTCGACCAACTACCTCTCGACGATTGTTGCTTTGACTGGAAGGGTGAATGCATCTTCATGGCAAGTTTTCGCAGCCGGCGAAGCCCTCTTCCTGGGTGCTGAGGGAGGCGAAGACGAGAATGAATGGGTTGACATCACCTATCGCTTCGCAGCCCGGCCGAACGAATCCGGCCTATCGGTTGGCCCCATCTCGGGAATCTCGAAACGGGGTTGGGACTACCTATGGGTAAGGCACGAGGAAAAGATTGTTGGTGACCGTGTGCTCCAGGTCCCCGCAGCCGCCTATGTCGAGCAAGTTTACAAAGAAATGTCGTTTGGCGTGTTGGGGCTGAACTCATAGAAGCACGAAAATGCTGTTCAACCAAAAACTTCAGGTTGTCATTCTGACACCCTACAAAGACTATTCGACCTCGCTGCACCGAACTTTGCACGCAGTAAGGATTGGATGACTGCGGTCGGTGGCCACACGCTGATTCACAGCATGTATGGGCCACATACCAATGCAATCAGCAACCAGTTCACTCTCGATTGGAAGGTTTTGTTGCCGGTGGTTACGACATTTAGGAAATTCTGAAAATGCCTGTTACAGTTTTACCGATCACTGCCCAGCGTAGCATGCGTTTCCAAGGCAGTCCGAGCTATTCCATGCAGGTCTTCAATGACGGCCAATTGCAAGCGGTTGGCGATGACTATTCCGGCAGCTATTGGACCGGATTCGCGATCCAATTCGATCTGCCCGAAGACTACGGTGCGATCACAGCGGCAACGCTGAATCTCTACGGTCGGCTGTCGATTGGGTATTCGTACCTCAAGGCACGATTCGGAACGCCGGACGGGATCACGGACATCACCGGCTTTAACGCAACCAACTTGGTGGCGGCAAACTTATTGCGTCCTTCACGACGTTACATCGAAGATCCGAACTACAACAGCTATCAAGGCGGCACGCCGGACTACGTTTGGAGCGGTGGCGATCAAGCGCGTGTGGTGGACATCACGGCGATGCTGTTGGAAGCTCACGCCGCAGGTGCCTACCAGCCGGGTGGAAAAATCTTTCTCTGCTGCCAAGACGAAGATTCGTCGACTCCTTATGACACGCTCAAAGCACACGGGATCGACGGAGCGAATCCACCCACACTTGAGTTGACGTATGACTTACCGACCTGGGTTTTCTTCTCTGCACCTTCGGTGGCACGAATCGGAACTCCGGCCAGCGTCACAGCCACCCGGCCGAACTCAATCGGCACGGAAACCTTGAACCTAACGAGTGACGACTCGTCGGTGTTTACCGTTCCCGCTTCGGTGCAGTGGGCGGATGGCCAGTCCGAGGTGCAGTTCGATATCACACCGGTGGCGGGTGGCTCGACGAATCTCAATGGGACAAACGCGACTTATGACGATCCGCCGTCCAAGACAGTTGCGGTTCGTCCTCCGCTGGCGACGCTGCCGATCGCCGAGCAGCGATCTCACGTCCCCCATTACTTTGGTGGCACGGAAGACGAAGTCGCCGGCGATGTCATTATGGGAAGATTCCAGAACAACATCGATTACCAGAGTCCGATCCTGGCATCTGGGATCAAATTCAATCTACCGGCCAGTATCACGGGCATTGCCAGCGCCACTCTGCAGGTCAGGGGTAAGTCGCACAACAGCTCCACTTCGTCTTCTTATCAAGTCGAAGGAAGCCTGGGTGTGCCCGCAAACAACGCGGGACTCGCTGGGCAAAACTTCGCGGATCTGGCCACCGACTTCAACAACAATCAGATTGACTATGAAAATAGCTACGCCCGGATCGAAACCGAAGGATTTACTAGCAGCCATGGTGGAGCAATCGCAAGCAGTGTATTCAAGCCCGGAACCTACGAAAACCACCTCGTTGATCTGACACAGTGCTTTCAAAACGCTCTTGCCAACGGCCGCTTCAATACAAACGAAGCCGTTGTCGTCTTTAGCCCCAATGCTGACAGAGGAAGCCCCAACTCCTGGAGCGAACCATCCGGTTTAGTCTTTGATGGCATCGGCGGAACGCAACCCGCGCAATTGATCCTGGACTACGAATCGACAGGCCCCTATCCCGTCCAGGTGTCGTTACAAATCAACGACAATACGGTCTGGCGCACCGATACAGTCACGGCCACGGTATCCATTCAAACGGCCGAAGGATCTGACATCGTGATTGACTTGTCGTCCGACGACGAGGCGGTCGCGACGGTGCCTCAAACGGTCACGATCCTGGCTGGTGAAACCTCCGCCACTTTTGTTGTGACCGCTGTGGGTGTCGGGGCGGCCAAGATCACGATCAACTACAACTCGGGCGAGTCCCAATCGTATCAGAATCTTACCGTTCTGGCGATTCAGGGTCTGACGCCTGCACAGGCCGAACAGTTGCGACAGGCGGCCCAAGGGGGCGGAGGGAGCGGTGGGCTCACGCCGCAGCAGGCCTCGTCTCTTGAAACGATTAACGACGCAATTACGGCCAACCTCGATGCTCCGATTAGTTCGGTCGCCAACACACTGGCCGGTGTATTTGACGATGCCGACGTCGCCCAGTTGCTTGCGGACATCACTTCACAATTTGACGAGGCATCCGATCTGCCTGTGCAAACCATTGCCCTGCGATCAGCCAGCGAAACACTGGCAGCCATTCTGGGCGATGCATCGATCGCTTCGCTGTTGGTCAACGCCGCGACGGCCTCCACCAAAGCAACCGAGTCCGCCGATCAGTCCACCAAGCAATCGTTGCGTAACGCCGTGGGTGGCCGGTGGACCGACGAAACAGGAGCGACTTTCGATTTCACCGTGACAGACTCGGAATAACCATGAGCTTTTCAGACGTATTTGGTGGCGGCGTTTTGTCCGACTGGACAGACGAAGAGCGAGAACAGATCCGCTATCGATTGGGGATCGACGGAGATGCCACGGCGCCAACCTCCGCTACAGAACACCTGATGGTTGCCCTCACTGCCGGCGAACACGAAGCGATCCGTGACTACCTGAATGCCAATCCGATTGATGTTCAGATCACTCCCAATCAGATCATCTCGGTCGATCAAGAGAACGTCAACAGTGCGGGCCATCTCAACCTGACCCAGTTCTGCGATTACAAGCAAGACACGGACATCAAACCGGTCGGCCCGATACGAATCGAAACCGTCTTGCTGTTGCTCCCAGCATCAAATGCGCCACTGATTCGATTCGGCGCCACGATGACCAACCGGAACGGATATTTTCAAAGGACCGAAACGGCGAGAAACTTTATCGGGACCGCTTATGTGGAACCGGTCGAC